CGAGATGGTCGCGCCAAGTGTAGAGTGCCTTCATGCCACGATCCAAACCTGCCGAGCGCGGAATGATGAAGCGTACGGTGAATGTGTACAGCTCGTCAATCTGCTTGTTCATCATATAGGAAAGCGTAGAATCTGGTGGCATAATCACGACAGCAGGGAAGGTCGAGATCGCATCTGGCATGAATACTGTGGACTGCTTGATCGGATCGTATCCTGTTGGTGGCGTGATTCCGGAGAATCTTGCCGCGAGTGCTGTACCTACTGCATATGTATCCATTAAACAGCCTGCGGAGGCACGCGATATGCGCGCAGCATTTGCTCCACGTCCGGATCCAATCGCGCGAGTAAGCGCATTTGCCCAACCTCAGGCGATCCCGCGATTCCGAACGGAGTATTCCTTCGGTTGAAGATCCTGCCGCTCTGGATAATGGCTGCTACCTCAACAGGCTTAGGCACGCTCGACCAGCCACGCACGCCAACTACCTTCACGCCTCTCGTGACGGTGATCGGGAAGGTGCGCGCTCCCCATGTTGTAGCCTGAATCATATTGTACGGTCGACCTGTTGTGGCAGCATTGTACGGCATGAGGGCATAATCTGCGGTTCCCCAAGTAGTTTCGTAATTGCCGTTCGCGTCATCGTCGGCGGTCAGTGAGGACACGCTTACGAAGTCGTCAATCGGCAATGTGAGGTATTCGTCAGCCTCGTAATATGCCGTCACGGTACCAGCGTTATAGAAGAAGCGTCCTGTGTAGTCATCGATCAAGCGCGATACGGACTCGATCACTAGGTCGAGTTGTGAATCGGAATCCGAATCGATGATACCAAGCGCAGCCTTCACAGCTGACCCAGTCGTGTATCCGTTAGTAATCGCCATCGCAGCTCCTTATTTCTTTTGCTTGGCTGCCCTGCGCTGCTCTCGGTTTAGCGCGGTAGCGGATCCGCTAGTGACGCGCTGTTCGAGCTCTTTCAGAATAGGATGCCAGTGTTCTGCGTATACTTTCGTAGTGGTGTATCCAGCCGCGAACGTCACCGCAGCCTCCGATGCCGCCTTAGCCTGTTCAGTTGACTTCATTTCGTATGATTCCTCGAGCGCCGCGATGATGCGCTTAACTTCCGGAACCATCCACCAGCCAGTCTGCATTTCGTCCCATTCTGGCTGCCCATCGACTTTCCATCCGGATCCGACTAGCTCAGGCTGCGCAGTCCAGTTTGTGACGATCACAGGAGTGCCGCATGCCTGTGCTTCGATAGCTGGCACGCCGAATCCCTCGCCACGCGAAGTCATCAGTAGTACGTCCGCTGCTGTGTATAGTCGAGCCAATACTTCAGACGGCAGCCCTTGCCTAAACTCGAACTGCGGCACGATACGCACGCGATCTGCTGGCGCATCAACTGCCTGAAGCAGTCGCTCCAGTTTGACGCCATTCGCCAGACCGAAGAAGTCGGTGTGAAGATAGAGATATGCGTTCGGCTTCGACTTCGCGAAGGTTGACCACGCGAGCAGCATTTCAGGGAAACACTTGCGGATAGGCGTGATGCCCTTATTCGCGGAGTTGATCATCGTGAGGTGCGCATCCTCCGGAATGTTTAGATCCTTTCGAATCTCGCTTTCCGTTGGCTTGAAGATATTGTCATTGAAAGAATGCGGAGCGTAGAATAGATTCTCGCGAGAGATGCCAGCCTTCAGCATTTCATGCTCGCCGAATCGGCTCATCGCGATCGCCCACTTGCCCTTGCCCTTGCGGTCGAACCACGCCTTGACTTCGGCTGGAACAACGCTATGATCGATCGGAGTCCAAGAAGCAATCGGAATCTCGTCCCATTGCGGAGACTTGTATACCCACACATCGTAGAGCGTGATGCCGATTCCAGGAACCTGCGGATCCTGCGCCATCCACCATGCCATCTGCGCTGGCGTTAGGTCGTTGCTGTATGCGTCCATCCCTTGCTGCATAACGGGAACGCCATTCCACTCAAGCGTGGTTCCAGCCAACCCGTAATTAGCCATGATGGCAACCTTGTGTCCGTCGGCTACCAGCCTAGGTACAATCTCCTGTGTCTGCATTCCGTATCCCGTAGGCGACCATGGAGCATTCGAAGTCCAACCAATACGCATATTTGCCTCCCTTGACCGAAGAGTCGGTCAGCATGCCTCGAACCTGCTTATAAAGCAAGCACCATTTCGAGCTCGAAAGAGCCCGTATCCAGACGCACTGGACTAGCGTTAGAGATATCTGAACGCGAGTGCCCCTGCCGCCAGACCGAAGTCTAGCGGCAGGGAGCAACTCTACCCTAGTTAGCTAGGATCAGGTGTTGGCGGAAACCAACACGCGCTGAGCCGTCAGATCTGGCAGGTTTCCATCGAGCGCGTATAGCGTTCGGATGGCAATCTGCGCAGCGTTGAAGGCGTACTCGCTTGAGGACGCGACTTCAATCGGCAGCTCGCGGATGTAATAGGACGGAGCGTGAATGATCGCAACGGACTTCGACGCAGAAGCGACGGCAGCCATGTGAACATTCTCAACTACGCGGTAGCCGAGCAGCGTATCAGGCTGACCAGCTGCAAGTCCAGGAACCCAGACTGGCATGCCGTTCGTGTCCTGCATCTTCCGAACCTTCGAAAGAGCAGCACTCGAGAGCTGCCACTGCGTGTTGGCGTTTCGGTAATCCGGACCGAGAGCGTAGAGCAACGTCACGAGGTCAAGGCTATCGAAGAAGGTGGACGCAACCGTACCAGCCTTCGTAGCGGTCGACAACTGTGCGTTGGTCGCTGCGGTGATGAATCCCGTCGGCTGGACAGTACCAGTACCGAGGGTGCATGCCGAACCAGCGAGGAAAGCGATGCTGCGACCCGCAGCCTCACCGACCACTCGCGTGATATCGAAGCCTGCATCGCGAACCAACTCATTGCTGAGAAGAGTCATCGAGGCAATCTTGTTTGCATACAGCGTGATGCTGCTGATCGTTGGATCAGCAGGCGAGATGGTCGAACCTTCGCTGACGAAAGTGGTCGCCTGATTCGCCGTCACTCGCGGAACAGTGATGTTCTCGCCAGTGGTTGTGCGGATCTTGGTGGCACCTTCGTAAACTGGGTTGCCCTGCGAAAGCGCAACGACAACGAAGTCTGCGAACGTCACGGGAACAGTCGCTGAGCCGCTAGCCAGTGCACGAATCTCAAACTTACCTGAGCGCTTCTCGCCAGTGGCGATTGCTCGGAGTACGTCTGCATCGTTGTCTGCCTTAACGGACTTCTCGACCTTGAGTGCGCGTTCAGCGAGTGCGCCGATCTTCTCGGAGCGATCCTCAGCCTCTGCGACCTGATCGATCTTGGTTTTCTTTGACGACATCGAGGTGTTCAACGCATCCCAGCGCTGCTCCTCCTCTGCGGTCAATTCGCGCTTCTCATCAGCTGCTCGAGCGAGAAGTGACTTAGCCTCTTCCCAATCGTTGCGGTACTGACTATAGAGCGCCTGAGTTACTTCAGACATTTCTATCTCCTTGTTTATACTATTTGAACCTATTCGGTGGTACGTCCAGCAGTGGTGCGAATGCCCTCGTGCTGCGCCCTAGCGATTCGGTTGCTTCATTTCCAACTTAGCAAGCGCTAGTTGGCGTTCTCGCACAGAGAACGGAACCGCACGAATCGCTTCGTCCGATCCTGTTTCCTGCGTGACTTCGACAACCACTTTAGGGCTGTCAACATCATCATTTTCACGCAGATCTGGCGCGACCTTGCGGATCGCGAGATCTAGTGTTTCTGCTGCTTCCGCATCCGGAGCCCCAGCAAGCAGCGTGTCGAATGCGCGCATAAGTTTCTGCGCATCGATCTCAGTGCGCTGCGAGAGCGCACGAACAGCGCCTAGTCCTACCGTAGCAGGGTAGGCTGGCTCGTGTCCTGTAAGCAGGCTCACTTCGTGCAGTCGCACATTCGTCAGCTCGCGCACTCCGTCGTCGTTGTATCCGTCACCCTTGGACGGAACGCTGAAGCCGAAGGACATACCCATCGCAGCTCCGTCGCGTCGCAGCATAGCAGCGAGGTCGGATGCGAACGTCACCTCCGGATTCAGGGATACGCGAACCTTAAGTCCGCGATCATCTTCCTGAAGCGAGAGCGTGCCAGTCTTGGTTGATCCGAGGAAGTACTTAGGATCGTGATCCTGAAGTGCCTTCACTTCCCATTCTCCCCTGTTAGCAGCAGCAACAGACTTGCTGAATGCTCCAGGACGGATCACTTCGCGGAATGCTAGACCTTCAGACTCAGCGTCGAAGATGGCGGCATATCCTTCGAAGGTATGTCCGTCGCCTTCCTGCCGAATCTCGGTATGGAACTGCCGATACTCGATAGCCATATTCTTGTTCTCCTTGCGTTCTGCGTTGTCAGAGATATTCTCTGCCCATCGCTTACCTTCGTCTCCTCCCCACAGTGCCCATGCGATTCTACCATTGCTAGGATATCCATCCTCGCCTTGGCTGAATCCCTCAGCCTGCTTGTCGACTTCATGTCGCGCGAAGAAACTTACCATTCGTTGTACTGTTTCGAATGGCAGATTTTTGCCATTCACGATATCGCGTGCTCGAGCAATACCTATTTCAGTGCCGCCGCGACCGAACTCGCTGCGCCAGTCGAGTCCGCGCTGGGCTTCTGCTTTCATGCCAGAAGTAGGAGAATATCCATCAGGATTAATCGGAGCGCGCTCTTCCTGATCGTCGTCCTCGTCGTCGTCATCGTCCTCGCGCGGCTGCCAAGCGTTGCAGTAATACGCGCCGCTGACATAATCGTCCCAGCGCTCGCACCACGCCTTGTCGCCCTGCACATCGTCCTCGTTGTAGAAATAG